TCCTCTCTTTCTTTAATTCTTTTAATAAAAATCAAATAAGAAAAGATACTAGTGCCTTTATTTTTTTGTATAACGAATAGTTGCTTTAAATTTATAATTTGCCCAACTATAATTGTTAGCAAAGCGCATGTTATCTACGTTCATAATAAAATACGTACAATAGAATGTTCCGCTATTACCTCCAGAATAATAAGTAACAGGAAATCTATAGAAATCAGTACCATTTGAACATGTGACTTCATAATCAATAAACTCGTTTAAATTACTGATTGAATGATTGATTGTGCTTACTCCAACACTCAATCCGGTCCACGTAATGATTTTTTCATAAATCTTTTTACCATCAATCCAGTACTTTCCTGTCCAGTGCTCATCAGTTGACATTTGTAAATTAAGCAATTCATTCCCATCTTTATCAATAAGTTTTGGCATGTTGACATTCAGATTAAAACTAATCTAAATGCTTGTCACCACCAATCTTTTTAAAGAATGAGAAAAGGCACTTTGATGTACCTTCTCTAATTTGTGTAAGTCGTGTGTGTGTGTGTGTGTACAACGCACTCACGTGTTTCAAAATCTTTCATATTTTTCTCCTTTTAAAAAAGAGCAGAAATCAATCTACTCTTTGTAATATACTGCATCTTTTAAATCAGTTTCTAATTCACTGACTGTCTTTTCAAGCTGTCCAACTCGCTTTTGCAATGATGTTAATTGTGACTTCAAAGCAAACGTATCTTTTAACTTTGTCATAAAAGTTTTCAAAATATCACTTGTTAGAAACTTAGTGCTATTAGCTGAAACAGTTGTTGAAGATGCGTGCTCACTTACATTTGAAAACAAAACTCTCTTAAAGAAATCTTTCATATATAAGACCTCCTAGTTGATTATGCTCCAAATACTTCAGTCCACATTGTATTTAATTCAGTATCAGTCATTACTACTAATTTAGCATTGATAGCTGAAGTTACTTGTGTTGCAGTTTGATATCCTGAATCATTTGTTAATGATGATACTTTTGTTGGAATATCAGTCTTTTTAGCATAAGCACTTAGATCCATTTCTCTTGAACCTAATTTTTCAAATTTCGAATTGATATAGATGTATTCATCATAGATATTATTACCAGAATCACTATTAGCAACTAAATAGATAATACCTTTTTTACCAGTTGAAGGTAATGATTCGACAACTGAGTAATCGATTTGAGTTACTCCTGATACTGCAGATGCGATTTCTTTTGTTACATCAGCTGATTTAGCATAAGCTGTTAGATCAACATTTACAGCTTTCGATGAATCAGGAGTTAAAGCTGTACCATTTACTTTTACAGTTTCAATTTTGTTTGCTTGAGCACCAGTAGCAACACCGTTTAATTTTGTTTTATCAGCATTTGTATAATCATTTGTAGATAAACCTTTTCCAGATTCTTGCGCTACAAATTTTCCTTCTCCCCAAGCTTTAATTTTTCCTAATGCTGATTTTAAAATTGAATCATTTACAAAACTCATAATATATATCTCTCTTTCTATTTATTTTTTTATTCAAATACTTCTTCCCACATATTGTCTAATTCATCATCAGACATTTCAGTGGCTGTTCCCTGCATATCTTTCCATGCAAAGTCATAATCGATATTGCTTGCTTTTTGCAATACTTGGTCTTTATTACCACCTGCAGGAAGAGTCGCAAGTTCTTTTTGTTGTAATTCTTGTTTTAAATTAATTAATTGTTCATACAGCAACTTCATGTTTGGATCCATTGGTTGTTGTTCCTTATCATCCTGATCATATTCGACATCTTCGATTTTCAATCTAAACGGTTCAAATGTCTTAGTAGAATTATCATCACTGTTTCTGCCAATCAATGTACAGGTTAATACCCCTGCTGTTTGAGTAAGATTTTCTCCAATGATAAATAGATTTTGAAGTAATGGTATTTCAGTTACTTCATCGTCCATATCTACTTTCAAGTAGAAGTTCCAGCCATCAATGAATAGATTTTTGTTGGTAAATTTGACAGCTGTATTGTTGCTATCATACTTTCTTCCAGCATAGAAGATATTTCTAGTACATGAATGTGATTGATTTTCATTCAGATAGATTTCAATAATTCTCATATGTTAACCCTTGTAAAAGATTGCATCACTAAATGAATTGACTGTCCTAGCAATCCTGTCGACACCTGAAATATTGATTCCATTCAAATGAACTCTGAACAATTCAATTTGACGTAAAGCACCACCGTTTTCAAGATCATCTTTTGTTAATGACGGAACTGTTTCTTGTTCTCCAGGTGTACCTTGGATGACAACAATATCGTGTGATTCTCCGCTTTCATCAATTTTAAATTGAGCAACGATACAATCGCAACGTTTCATGTTTTGAGTACCATTTTCAATTGGCACATCGCAATACATTCCTGGTTTGATTCTAAGAAAATGTCCTTGGTTTATAAGCAATCCATCAGCAATCCTTACTTTATTATTGCTGACAATAGAAGCTTCCATTTGATTGCCTTTTGTAAAAATACCATCAACTGAATATAGAGCATCAAACAAATATGCATCGATACTTGCAGATACTTCTTTTCCTGTCAATGTAATTGCCTCAACTGCATCACTTGAACTTGCCATCTAATCACCTACCTTGTAATCAATGTCACAGTCTGTGTAGTCTTTTTCAAACGTACATTTAACGATTTTTTGTACAATAGGCTTTTGCATAGAAATACCTGTTATGTATTCTTTTGCTCCTACGATATCACCAATTTCAGGAGATAAATTATCAAATGTAATTTCTAAAGAGTTATCAGTCTGTGCTTCTTTTAATTTTGTTTTGGTTCCATCTATTAATTCTTGAATGCTTTCAACATTTGAATAGTCATATGTCATTGTATTCAGTTCACTTGGAATCATAGAGTCATCATCAATTTCACTCAGTTCTAAGTATTGATCATTGATTTTAAAGACATGAACAACCTGCCTTTCTTGCAAATCGCCTTTGCCTAATCCAATGCAATGATTACATTGATTTATATCTTTTTTAGCGATAATCTGCAGATTGTAATCATTGTCGAATTGGAGTTTTTCGGAATAATTAATAATAGGCTCAACTGAAAGTTCAATATGTCCATCTTTATTCCAAATAAGTTTAAGTTTGGCATTTGCATCATTTAGCATTGTTTCAAATGCCTGCAACGTGTTGTAATAACGTGCCTGATAATTAATGGTTATTCCACTATCTTCTTGTGAAACAACAAAAAAATCAGCCAGTTTCTTTTTTAAACTTACTGATTTAGATTTATTTTCAATATAATTGAAAAAATCAGTTGATGAATTGATATATTCTCGAATGCATTCATTTGCTTCACCTATGAATTCATAGTATTCATCAGTTCTTTTTTTAGGTTGAATAATATCATTTGCTAGCAATTTTCTTGGGCATATGCCACCTATTTTTACTTCTTCAGCTTCAGTATCTATTTCGATACTTTTTACTATCCCACCAAATTCGGTACCGACACAATAAAACTTGCTGTCATATGTCAATTTGCGGTCCCAGCTGTCCGTTGAAACGGTCATTTCAAAGTCGTTCTTGGCTTTGTCATATGTTCCAATTTCCAAGTCTAGGCTACAGTTTAACAATGGTCCTTGTTCGATTCCGTTAGGATCCGTGTAGATGAACTCCATCATCATTCATCACTCTCCCATTTTGGCTCGCTTCTTGCATCATAGACAACGATATCAAATGGAGTTGTTCCAAACAACGATAGTTGTACCAGGTGGGATGGGAACATACAATCTGTTGTCTTTGTTCCTGTCATTAAAAACATTGATTTCATCACCGTGTGCTGTGATTTTTACAGCTTTCTTTTTCATTGTATCGATTTCAAGTCTTTCATTTGCTTCAAGCGTCGTATTGATTTGATAAAGGTTGTCTCCTATTTTAATGGCTGGGTCTTGTGCTGGACCATATATTCTTAATAAAATATCATTTTCAACGACTCCAATATTTCTAACTGTCATTTGTCCTTCACTTGCACCATAAATATAAGGATATTTATAGGAATACTTCTTTGTTCCAGCTTTTCTTCCTTCACCACTGCTGTAAAAATGGTAGGTATCTTCCTTGATCCATTTAGTTGAATCAGTTACCAGAGTTAAATCTACCTTTGCGTATGGAAGAATATATGACTTCATGTCTTTTTGGTTTTTAAAGATATTGCACTCTATATAGTAGTCATTATAGAAGAGTTTTCCTTTGACATTGCTTACGTTATCTACATCAAATATCTCAACGAGTCTATTTAGAGCACTGTAGAAGTCTTTTTGATTTTGGCTAAAGATATCTACACTAACCTTTTTCGTTTCGACATCACGATAAAAGCGTGTGACCCTTCTATTTTCAGTTTCATATGACCACTCAAAGTTAAAAAAGTCAGTTTCTTCAATATGATAAGGAGCACTTAACAAATCTATTTGCTCATTGTTTGAATTGACATAATATACTTTCATAAATGCTCCTTTCTAAATAATTCTGGCAAATTCACGCTTGTCTACTTTGAAAGACATTCCACTGTTTTTAATTGCTTTAGCAGTTGAATTTCCCATCTTATCATAATCAATTTTTAATTCATTTGTGACATTACTTTCAAATGCTGTTTGTCTTGCGATATCAAGATTTGTTTTCAGTTCGATATCATCCAAATTGAAGTTTATAATACCATTCAAGTCACTTGTCATTTTTTCAAGTTCTTTGTTCATGGATTTTTGAGCTTTTGGCATGGCCACTTCAAAACCTACCGCAATACCTGGTGGTAAGAATTTACCAATGGCATCTCTCATGACTTTTGAAGGTGAATGAATGCCAAAGAATCCTTTGATACCATCTACAACACCATTTGCAAAATCGCCAATCTTGCTAAGCAACCAGTCTTTTGCATTCTTGATACCGTTCCAGATACCTTCCACGATATTTTTACCAATATTTGCCATTTTACCAGGCAATCCAACAAGAGCATCAACAATACCATTCCATAGTGATTTGGCTGCTTCAATCCCTTTTGAACCCATCTTGACAACGAATTCAGCAACCTTTCCAATAGCATTTGACAATACGTTCCAAATTTGCCCAGGTAAT